TCATGCTTCACTGTAAAATACTTTCCCCCGTCGTCGGATACTACGGTACCTTCAAAAAATTGTTCGATTGTATGTAAAGTTGTGACTATTACAGCAGTAACCGCTATTATTGCTATTAGTACCATTATTATAGTGTTATGTTGTTCTCGTTCATGAATGTCTTTAATCTTCCGTATGCAATGTAGTAATTCACCTTGCTATTCTTTCTCAAGTTATAAAGTAGAAAGTCATGTTTTAGCCCATCGTTACATGCCCATCGTACGTTATATATCTTTTTACCGTAATAAGTTGTCCCCTCAAGTTGTGTTATGGTTGCCATGATTACTGTGTTATGTTGTTTATAGTTTCAAGTTGTTTTCTAGTGTATCATGTAACCATGCGTTCATGTCCTTAATTTTCTGGTCCATTGGATTACCTGTACGAATAAAACCTTGTTCATTGTCAGTCTTGAATTCTAGTATTTGTATATAAGTGTTGTAAGATTTTACCTTGATACCGTTGATATCTAGTACAATCCATTCGTTCTTACTTGATTTTCTTGCTTTATTGAATTGCTCGATAAAGTCTTTGATAATGATGTTTTTCATAATATTTGTGTTATGTTGATTATCTATGTTGATTATTAGTTGTTTATGATATATCTCCCTTTATTACTTCACCAATTGCATATACTAGTGCAAACATGCATATAGTAAGTGAGATTGTTATGATTATATAGTCCATTGTTTGTATTGTTATGTTGTTATTACTCTTGGATTGCTTCCATTGCCTCATCCCAGTTTACGTTCTCAAGTCCTACGCTTAGCATGTCAGTGTGAAATGACTCATCTGCTGCTTGTCCGTATATAAAGTCTGTAACTGCTTCCTTTAGCTCATAAGCATCTTCGTACCCTTGGAATGTGTCTAGTAGTCCCATGTCATTGTTGATGTGTAGTGATACCATCCATGTAGCTCGGTTAGTGAATCCGTTGTATGTTTCTGTATTGTTCATGATATTATGTTATGTTGATTGTTATGTGTGTGCTAGGTGTTTTGTTATTTCCTAACTGAACATACTAAGTATAACATATGTGTAATAAGATTACAAGAGTGTAAACCTATTTTCTTTTGACAAGTTACAATATATGTTCTAGTAAGTTATATGTGTGTAGGACTAACCAATTACGTTCGTATCTGAAACACTGTAAATATGACAATAATATGATATATCTGTCTATAGATTTATTTGGCTTATACAGGCCATTAGTAAACTTTATACTTGATATCTATTGACGCTATATGGTATATTCTTATTAGACATAATGAGGAACTCGCAGATAGCCTCACCCCCTTTGTTTGAATATTATTGTCTCTACCTTTTGAGTGTCGTATCGTTAACGAGACACTCAACTTCTCTTCCTTTTGAGTCCGGCGCTAATTCCAAAAGCGCAAGGACTCTCTTATAAGATAGATAGAAACAATACATTGCGACCTCACTCGTACGATTATAAATCCTACTCACTCGCTACGCTGTATTTATGTAGTGAGCAGTGTAAGATTGAGGAATCTTTGTGCGCTACGTTTAAATCGCTATCAGATAGATAGCTCAATGATTCTGATATGAAACACCAGATGTAAACTATACATAATTGACTTATATGGTGTTGAAGTGTAGAATGAGAAAGGATAATAAAAGATTATGAGCGAAGAGGTAATAAAAGCCCCGAAACAACAGAAAATAGGTGATGTTAGGTTAACAGACAGGGTTTTAGGGGAGTTGAAGAGACTATACATGGAAACTGGTGGTAACTTATCGTTATCATGTTCTATGGTAGGTGTACAAAGGGATACATACTACAAATACATCAAAAAACATCCTAGTTTTGCTAATGAGATGGAACGTGTCAAAGGTGCACGTGACTCACTAGCAGAAAGAAACATACACAGGGCTATTAAAGCAGGTGATATCAGTACTACGAAGTGGTACAAAGAAAAGACTGACGAGAGATACAACCCAAAGACACATATCGAGAGTAAGTCGCTTGTAATGAACTTATCCAAGGATATAAGCGAACTTACGCAAGATGAACTACTCGAATTAATCAAGGACAATTGAGACAAGCTCAACATCGGAAACAAGTTTCCTCAATTAGTGTTCTATTTAGGAAGTTTTTGATACTAACATACCACTCAAAGACTTCCGTGCGTTAGAGAGCATTCTGAAAGGAATTGGCTTGTGTAGGCCTTCCACACGGTATACAAGACAACAGAAGACTAATATGTAAAGCTACAGGAGAATCAAAGTCTTCCTGTATCAGAAGAGGAGAGGAGGTGAAGTGAAAGTTTAGAATACCCCATACCCAGATTTTTTTTGGTTGTTAGTTGTCAATTAGCTNCCCTTCAAATCTATAGAAAAAAACAGACTATTTGACAAACATAAGAAATATGGTATTTATGATACGCAGTATCTGATGTGAGCGTAGCGAATGGTGATTTCCTATACGATTGTTTCGGAACCCTGGAAAAATTTTCTGAGATTTTTTTAGAGATTGACACACTATAAGATATGGTACTATAATAGAATGGACAATCATTGAGGAGCGAATGAAATGAGTTCCGATGTGAGTTTGTGGAACAAACAAATAACAAAAGATACATGGACAAGAAAAAGAAGATTGAGGATTCTCTGAATCCGATGCAGACGATACCGAAGGTTGAGTATGTTGAGGTGCACCCAGGCTCTGGTAAGTGCCTTATTTATGCAATACAAGAATATGCAGACGCTGGTTACCGCATTGTTACCAGCTTTGGGCAAGATGGAGTACTAATGGGACGTGAGGTGCCTACAGCACCTGCACAACCAGAATCAAAGATTCCAGACAAAGAGAAGAAGGTTATTACTGGCATACCAAAGAAGGAGGTAAGCTCTGATGTGAGTGAGGAAGACCAAAAGCGCAAGGCTATGCTCGAACGATTAGCTAAGGCACGAGCAGCACGAGGTAAGAAGAAAGAGAGTAACAAATAGGCCATGAGAGTATTAACAGATACGCTAAAGTATGAGATAGAGACTCTTGAGAAAGAGAAGAATCCGATACTTGGCGATGTAGTAACAGACCTTGGAAGGGAAAGAGCATATACATACACAAAGAACGGGTGGGAGCTTTCAACAGATAACTAAAAGACATGGAGCTAGAGAAACAAGTGGCTAGTTTGGAACTATCCAAACAGCTTAAGGAACTGGGGGTGAAGCAGGAGAGCTTGTTTTATTGGGTAGATGGTGAATTAAGACAAGGAATGGCTGATTATAAATTGGCATTTGAAAGAATGGAGGCAATGTTGATGGAATCAATAACTGATAAAAGCCCAATGGAGGTTAATGGTAAGTTTGTTGTTGGGGAGCATTATTCTATAGAGCAAGACAGGAGATTGGCAGTATTAGAATCGCCACAAAGAACTGGAGCAGCTCAAAGAGAGTACAACGACCATTATTCAGCCTTCACAGTAGCAGAGCTTGGAGAGATGCTGCCATACAGATGGACAACTTATAAATCTAATATTGACGATGAATGGATTGGACTTAATACAGACCCTGAGATGATGTGGTGTGACCCACTTTTCGAGAAGGTAGGGGCTAATACAGAGGCAGATGCTAGAGCCAAGCTACTAATACACTTAATGGAAGAAGGAATAATAAAAACAAATGAAAGAGATTAGCTACGAAGAGTATAAGAGCGAGCTTGACAAGCTAATAGAACAAAAACTTCCAGTAGAGGAAACACTAGTAGAAATGCTGGACTATGCAAAAACAATAACAATAAAAGATGAGTAAGAGCGAAGTAGAGGCACCATATATCATGAATGTCATTAAGTTCTCTGGTGTACCAGTAGATACACGTGTATTAGATAAGGTTATGAGCAACATGGGAGAGGGCGAGTATGAAATTAAAGTAACAAAGAAAGATGTCAATTGAACCATTTAGTGATGCTCAGCTCATGGCCATGGGCATGTTCAAGGATAGTAAGAAGGTACACAGGAAGGTGCCTGATACAGGGCGTATAAAAGGTACGCTAGCAGAGTTTACCAGTAATGAAGATGGTGTAGATAAGGAAAAGGTAGAGGCTGCTAAGAGAATGGAGAAGGTAGAGAAGAATATGGAGGATTTAACAGGAAAGCTAGACAAACTAACAGAAATATTGCTTAATAATACAAAAGATGTTCAAAACAAAGAAAAATAAATGGCAGGTACGTTATAAGGAACTAAATACAGAATTAGTCAAGTTCCTCCAAGCATATGATATGAATTCGCTAAAAGAGTTTCAAAAGTTCTATACACCAGACATGGTAATAGACTCTATATCAGTGAAAAATGATATAGAGATGGAAATAGCACAACTTAATGCAGTATTAGACCATTTGAAGAGAGCAAAAGAACATATACTTGAATTATGAGCACAAAAAAGCAGGTTCTTGAGAAAGAGTTAATCCTCAGAGAGCTAGAAAGTAGAACGGAACCTCAGAGGGAGAGCTTGATAGAATATACCAAGTACATGTTTAAAAATGGTAAGAACATGGAGTTCAGAGATAACTGGCATTATCATCTATTAGAAAAGAAGCTCAAGGACGTACTAGATGGTAAGATTACTAGATTGATGATAAACATTCCCCCTGGTTCTGGTAAGTCAGAGATTATATCTAAGTGTTTCCCTACATGGGCACTTGGTGTTAGACCACAAACACAGATTATGTCAGTATCTTATGGAGCTGATTTAGCAGAGAAGCACAGTATGGAGGCACGTGAGTACTATAGAAGTGATATTTATAGACAAATGTTTCCTAGGCGCTCTCCTATATTAGACTCACAGGATACAAAGTCTTTCTGGGCAAATAAAGATGGTGGTTATTACATTGCTAGTGGACTAGATGGAGCTATCACAGGAAAACGAGCAAATATATTCCTTATCGATGACCCTTTGCGTCCTGGAGACGCAGATAGTGATGTTGAAAGGAATAAGGTGAATACTTGGTACTCAACTACCGTTACATCACGTCTACACAGCCCGAAAGATAGTGCTATCATTATTATCATGCAGAGAACTCATGAGAATGATTTGTGTGGTTACTTAATGGATAGAGAGGAAAAAGGTATAGGTGAGGAATGGGACAAGGTTGTGCTGCCATCTGAGAAGGAATACGCAACAGAATATCAGGAGCTCTATGAGTTAGACTCACTACAGCCACACCCATATGACATGGAAGCTCTTGGCTTATTGAAGAAGGCACATGGTCCTGAGCACTATGCTACACAGTATCTACAAGACCCTAGTTCTAAAACATCTAGAGAATTCCATGAGGAGTATTTCAGGCACTTCAAGAATGCTCCAGAGAAGGGAAGAATATTTATGGCGGTAGACCCAGCGTTCTCTCAGAAGAAAAGTGCTGATAATACAGCAATAGCAGTTGTGAGATTTGTCAAGGATGAGGTTTATATAGAAGAAGTACTTGCTGGTAAGTGGAATCCTAGTCAAATGGAGGATAATATCGTAATGATGGTAAGAAAGTGGTTACCAGAGAAGCTAGGTATCGAGGTAGTACAGGCACAAGCAACTATTAGCTTCGCATTAAAGAATAGATTCAGAAGAGATGGTATTAACTGCGTTATCGAGGAAATAAGACCAAAAGGTAAGAAAGAAGAGCGTATTCGAGGATTATTACCTCTATATACTCGATATCAGATATTTCACAAGGAGAATATGCTAGGATTGGAAGATTTTGAGCATGAATTGCTTTCTTTTCCACGTGGAAGGCACGACGATATGATTGATGCCACAGAAATGGCTATCCATATGGGTCTTTTACAACCAAAAATAAATCTGTCAACAGGATATGTAGATATAAAATACAACGATATGGGGCAACCAGTTTTTATAGAAGATTCTTTTATCTTCTAGACTACTTGTCAAGTTTATTTTATAAGTCTATAATATAGTTACAAACACCAATATATCCAACATGTCGAAAAGAAAACAACCGATACCACAAAAAGAGGTTCAATCACAGATTCTTGTAAAAATGAGTGATACTTTTCACGATTATAAGGACGCTATGAGAAAGCATAGAGATACTATGTATCAGATTTATGAGTCATATTCTACCTTCAAAGGAAAGAAGCAGGCTGCATGGAAGACTGCATTCAAAGTAAACAAGGCACATGAGGTAGTAGAGAAGGTTCTGCCACGTATGATTGCTAAAGACCCACGATGGATTGTGTCTACAAACGTTGAAAATACCCTAGACCTATCTATACCAGAAGGAGAAAGGGGAGATAGCCAAAAGAAAAACAATGAGATGGCTGAGGCAATACAGGATTATCTTACTTATGTATTCGATGAGTACAAACTACGTGAGGTTTCACGATTATGGTGCAAGAACATGAACATCTACGGTACTTCATTTGCAAAAGCAAAGTTCAAGTTCAAAACTACAATGGAAAAAACACCTGGCGGAAGCTCAAAGAAGGTTTCTGGACAATATCCTACACTTGACGTCAAGAGTTGGACAGATATGTACTATGACCCTCGTTATAAGTACATAGATGACATGCCTTCTATTATAGAGCGTACAAATGCTGTGCGAATGTCACAGCTAAAGAAAAATAAGAAGTTCTTCAACCTGGATATGGTAGAGAAAATTGCGAAAATGGAGTCATTCAGTAGAGATGAGTATAAACGCGCTATATTCTCCCTAACAGGAATTGATATCACTAACGATACACGTATAAACCAGGATTCTATGGTTCTATATACGTACTATGGGTATCTCAACCCAGATGGTAAGGGTGAACGTCTTTTCAGAGCAACTTCTGTAGAAGATACGGTTCTTATTGAGCTTGAAGAGATATATCAGTATCCATTTGAGGCTATAAGAGCCTTTGAAGACCCTGAAACATTCTATGGAACAGGTTTCGTAGAACCAATAATTGGAATACAGGACGAATTGAACTTCAAAAAGAATTCCGCTAGTGAGTATATCAACCATGCGCTTAACCGTTCATGGATTTGGTCTGCTAACTCTGGAATTCCACCTAAGATGCTTACTTCTAGGCCAAATAACATCATTCAGACAAACGTAGATGGACCAACGGCTTTGGCTAATATTCAGGAGCTTCCACACAGGGAGCTTCCAGTAAGCTTCTTCCAGGAGCAGAACGACTTAGAACGTCAGATACAATCTATGTCATTCACAGTTGACACTAGTAACCCAAGGTCTAACCAAGGTCTTACTAACACAGCTACTGGTATCAGAGTTAAATTCTTTGAGTCTAACTCTGTAATCGATGAGATTCGTAAACACTTCGAGGAAGGTCTTGAGCGTATCGCATATAAGCTATTGATGGAGACATTCGACAACATCCAGGGGAACATTGCTATTCGCAAGACAAAAGGAACAGGGTTCTGGGATATAAACAAGGAACTACTGAGGGACGCAGTTTCTCGCTACGTTATCAAGGTTGAAGCAAACTCTTCGGCATTTGATGATATCGAGAACAGAAGGGAGGATTCGATTGCCCTATATAATTTGATGTTACAGGCTAAGGGCGCAGGAGTTCCAGTCAATCTTGAGGAAGGATTCAAAGATATTTTGAAGACTTTTGAGAAGAGAGAGGTAGAAAGGTTTATTGAATCTAACCCAGCACCACAGCAGGGTCAGGAAGCACAACAGGGCGGAGGAGGTTCACCTCTTAGTCTGCCAAGCAAAGGACCGTCTACACCACAAGAGCTTACACAGCAAGTTGCTAAGAGTGGGGGATTATTTTAGAACATAACATAAAAAGATGGGCATCTTTGAGGAGATTAAGGAAAGAAGAGAATTAAGGAAAGCTGGAAACGATTACTACGATTCAGTTGAATCAGCGCAGAGAACATTTGAAAACCAGGTTGATACGATAAAGGCCATAAGAGGAACCGATGGGTTCAGGGAGATTATCAATTACTTTGAGAGAGAGTCTGATGCTTGCAAAACATTGCTACTCAGCTCGAAATCAGTTGATGACATAAAAAAGGTACAGGTCAAGTATGAAGTCGTATCCAACTTTATAAGTTTCTTAACATCACGTATCGACTATGAACCAGAAGTCATCAATGACGATGACGACTATCAAGTCGAGCAACTATAGGGCGTCTAGTGTGACGCACCCTGCTCGTTTTTTGTCCAATCTTTTGCGAGCAGGGTGCGCTACATTAGTGCAAAAACAAATAACCAAAATACAATGGATTCACAAGAATTCCCTCAAAATGAGGCTTCACAAAATGAACTCCCAGATGTAAATTCCGCAGACGATATCACTCAGGATATTATCCAAGAGTCATCGGCTAGCGAGGGTGCACAGCAGGACCAGATAGACTGGGAGAAGAGGTTTAAAGACACTCAATCGAGCTACACTAAACTTCAACAGAAAATTCAGTCAATCGAGAATGCGTTCGCACCTCAGGTTAATGACCAACAGCTTGACCCTGAGAAAGAAGAAGCAGCCAAGACTCTTAAAGAGATGGGTTTCGCTGATATGGACTCAGTTCAAAATGTTGTCAAAAGCTCACTTCGAGATATCGAGAGAGAAACTGGTATCAGAGAGGTGTTAGCTTCTAACCCTGAGCTATCTAACTACAGCAAAGTAATTAGAAGGCTATCAGAGTTAGACCCAGATAAATCAGTTGAAGAAATAGTTATCGAAAACAACTTCCTCGAAAGAGAGAAGCTTAACGCTGCTAACTCACAATCTGATGTAACTGGGTATTCAGTCCCACAGAAAGAGGAACGACCTAGTATTACTGAAATGGATGATGACACTTATGCTGCATTTATCAAAGGAAATACAAAGAATAAGTTCACTCGTAGAATAGGATAAACAAAAAGGATTGGGCAATAAATTAAAGATGGACAATCAATAATTTAACGCCCTTACAATGGCTAACAGTTTTTCAGCGGATTTCCGCGAAATCTGGGCAAAGGAACAGCAAGACAT